ATGAAGGGAGAAAACGTTCAAATGAAACCAGAAGAACAAAAAGTTTTAGGGATTTTGGCAACCATTTTTGGAGCCATCGCACTTTTAGGTTCCTGGATTCCATTTATTAACTATCTGTCATTTTTCATCGCCATTGTTGCATTTATCTTGGGAATTATCGGCCTTATCGTAAACCTCAAAAAACGAAAAACAATGGCCATTATCGGAACATCCCTCGCAATTGCTTCAGTTGTACTTTTCTTTACGACCCAGATACTGTACGCTAATGTCTACAAAGATTTTGTCAGAGAGTTTAACCGTTCCTATAGAGAGGCAAGTTCCTCAATGGAACGCGAAGAAGAAAGCGGCTTGACAGATGATAGCAACGATTTCATCCCTGAAGAGGAGGAAGAGGATTCCTTCACTTGGACCCAAGAACAGTTCGACGCTTTAATTGAAGGTGACCTTGATAACAAAGGAAAAGGTGGTACCAACTACAAGGATATTATCAACAAACACGGAAAGCCAGATTCCGAGTTTGACTTCACTCTTGGGGGTTACAATACGAAAAAAATCACCTATATCTCTATTGGAGACAAGACTAAGACTGTTACCTTAACTTTTACAAAAGATGACAATGGACAGCTCTTGCTCGTCCAAAAACATGCAGTCGGTCTAGGTCTAGAAAAAAACCAGCAACAAAGAGATTCTGGAACCAGAATCTAAGTTCCAATATTAAAAAAACGAACAGTTAATAAAACTGTTCGTTTTTCTATTAGAATCCATCTACTTTTACAAATACCTTTACATCGTTTTACTATATATTACAATACCTTTTAAAACAGCTATATTTTGAGCTTTTAAATAAATGTTTTTACATCATTTTACAGAGGTTTACGGCATTTTTGCCCCTTTTTTGCCCCTTTTACAAACAATAAAACCGCAGGTTATTGCCTGCGGTTTTGTGTAATCTATTTTGAAAGTTTTCCTTTCGTTTTATTTTGTAGTAATGAGCCCGTTAGGCTCAACAGTAAACTCTGGCTTGTCTGCCATTGTTCCGTCTGATTTAAGGTAGTACCAACCTTTTTTATCAGCTGACTGGATAAAAGCATTTGATACCATCTCTCCTTTTTGATAATCAAGATAGTACCAATGTTCCTTGTACTTGACCCAACCAGTGGCCATCTTGCCATCTTCTTTGAAGTAGTACCACTTGTTACTGATAAGCGCCCATCCTGTTACCATGGCTCCACTTGGGAGCAAGTAATACCAGTGCCCATCTGAATACTTGTACCATGTGTTAGCTTTCATATAGCCGTTGCTGTCAAAGTAATACCAAACATTGTTGATCTTCTGCCATTTATCAGTTGGATATGAGCCATCTGCGTTGATATACCACCAACCAGTCGCATTCTTCTTCCAACCTTCTTGATTACCTTCTTTTGCAAGCATTTCTTGAACAGTTGAACCGAGTGACTGATAATGCTTAATCTTAGTAATCACATGGTTACGCAAGCTATCATTGTAGCCACCATGCAAAGCAAGAGAACGTTCAGGACATGATGTGCTTGAAAACTCGTTATGAAACTTGATGTTGCTATAATTTGGAGTATCACCATAATAAGTCATATCCTCTGCCATTTGGCGCAATACCATATTTTCATTTTCGATAAACTCAGCATCTGATGCGCTTAATTGTTGGCATACCTCATAGCTAATCGAGTTCATGTTCGCATCGTAGTTCGCAGCACTCCATGTACCATTATAAGTATCTTCAACACGAGCAATCGCATCCCTTGTGATGTAATAATGGGCAAAACCAAGCTCTGACTGACCATTATCATATCGTGACTGGAGCCACTCCACATAGCTCTCAGCGCTCTTTTTCCCAGCATCATTGTGCATGATGTAGTATTTTGGCTTTTCAGTAGGACGTGAACCAGCAACTCCATTAAAAATTGTATTATTAATGATTTTAACCATCGTTTAATCCTCCGTTTAATCCTCCTTTGGATTTTCGTACCCAAGTGCTTGCTTGCTGTCAGTTAGCCCTTTAGTTGTTGGGTCTGGAATGATGTTTAAAATATTTACAATCGTCAACCCCACAAGATATGGGTTCGCAAAGAATTTACCAAGCAAGTCTAAAATAACTTCCCAACTAACTAAATCTTCTAGTTTAAGATTAAAATATGCGAGAATTGGCAAAGCTAGTGCGAATGCCACTCGCAATAAAAATGTTTTGTTTTTTAAGTTAAAACGTACTTTCCAATTAATCATGTTTTTTCTCCTTTTTTATTGTTTATTCTGAATTAGGTTTTTTAATTCTCTCACGTCCTCGCCAAGTGACTTAACTTGCTCAGCTAGAACAAGTATAGCCTTGTTTTGCTCGTCGTGATTATCAAGTCGCTTATTTGCTGACACTTTAAATTCTTGCAGATTTTCAATGTCTTTTTCCATAGCCGTAATACGATTTTCTTGCTTTGTATTGCGGTCTTTCATTGAGAAATACAGGGTTACAACAGGGACGAGAGAGAAAACGAACTGTACAATTAAACGCTCGTATTCTGGCATATACACCTCCTAGTCCTTATGTTCTGCATCTGCTTCCAGCTCCGCCAAAATTGCATCTTCAATCTTATAGCGCATTTCTCGTAGCTCTTGCTCATGTTTACGCATGCTGCTACGATTTTTAGCGTAGAGATCCGGGTCATGAAGTGTCTCGGATGTTGTTGAAACGGCATCGTTGTCCGTGTTGACTACAGTAGTTTTGACCAATTTTTGTTGATCTACATCTTGTGCGAAAAATTCAGCTACTAGCTGACGTGTTTTAGTGACTTTTAGCATTGTCATTTCCTCCTTTATAAACTAATTATCTGTTAAATTTTAGGGATTTTTTACGTTTTTACGGGTAAGGATCTGATGTGACATATGTGATTGTCCCTGTCCAAAATTTATCCCCTGGGGATTTACTTGTTAGCCGGATTTTTCCGTCTGTTGCAAGATGTAAGATAGCTGTTCCTGAAACGGTTGAACCTGAATGCCCCTGTAATATTAAGTGCGCCTCACTCGCTGGCCTAAACCCTGCTGGTAAGATTTCACGTAACTCCCTGTAATCTGAATCAGTATTGATAGACACCGAGATATGCTCGGTTGATAATGTGACAGTGTTTCCATTTCTTGTCGCATTGAGCTTCACACCCCATCCACCATCGATTTTTTTTGTAATAGTTTTCTGTGACTCTAAATAATCAGAGTTTTTCGTTGACTTGGTTTGTTGAGCTACATAACGCCATGGCCTCCAGTTGTTATCAAAGCCATTCTCCCTAACTGCCATATATCCTACAGACGTTGTGAAACGTTGAATAGCCTCGTTAGTTGTAGGATTGGGTCTAAATACTTCTAACATTCCCCACGCTCCACTGAATGGATTGTTTGGAGAAGAGCCATCTATCCACCAAAAGCCCGTATCTTTCATAGTATTAAAATCCTGTTTGATAATCTTTCCGCATCCGTTATTATCGGTTAATTGATACTGCTGAATAGGCTTGTTGTTTGAGTAGATATCACCAAGAACATCCAATGAACCAGGTTTCCCCAATTCTGCCACTTTTCCAACACCTACCCGCCCATATTTGTCGTAGCTCATTACCACGCTTTCAGTTGCAACAGTAGCTGAAAATTCAACACTTGTAAACTTATCCTCAAGTCGTCCAATGACTGTAAAAGATTTAGTGGCCGGATAATTTCCTGCTAAGTTTGCAGCCGAATTGGTCAATGTGTGAATAGTTGTAAAGACACCTGATGCACTACCATTATCTACTGAAAAATTATTTGTATTTAATGGAGCAACCCGAAAAGTCAAAGTCATGTTGTTTCTCTGCTTACCAGAGAGCAGCAGAGGCGCTATTTTTGCGCTTCTGATGATTTGAATGATGTTGGGCGACTCTCTTGTTCTAACAGCTGTAAAGCTAAGAGAGGGAGCAAAATACTCAATGACATTGATAGTAATATCTCTAGCATCTGATTGTCTACCTCGACTATCAACCACACTAGCTCGAATCGTTGCTGATCCATTAAAATTCATCATCCCAAGCCTGCCGCCATTTTCAGTAACAACATGATTCTTATTAACAATTTCAGCTCTATAACCTGTAATAGTTGATCCAAAGACACCACTAGCACCATTAAAACCTACCTGAATATCTGAAACGATTTGAAGAAAGTTATTGCCATTCAGCAACCCTCTAGCAACACCATTTGCATCTGTTAAGGTCACATTAGAAAGTGTAGGTTTCATGTTTGGTGGAATACTCGCTGTTAGTATAGTTGATTGCGTGCCAGTTTTCGTACCAGCTGAGTAAGTATCAACGTAGATTGTCCCAGTTCCGCTTGTGCTATTTGGAATTTCATTTGCAAAATCAAGAGGTATCATCCATGTTGTGGATGTATCAACGTTAGAGGCAATAGTACCAGACTTATTACCCCAAACATACCGTACCGTATGCTTGAAACTTGAGCTATGACGACTGATATTAATTGTAATCGGACTACCAATAGTTCCAGCATTTACGCTTACAGAACTAGCCCGTGGGATGGTGGTTAGACTGATGTTAGCTGTAACTGTAATTGGTTCATGATAACCATTATTTGGGTTAAATGTGCAGGACAGAGGTAGAGTTTTACTTCCATCTGCATTATGTGTTATGGTACTTGAACCCTTAGCAAGAGTAACCTCTCCGTCCCATACCTCCCAAGTAGGATTGCTGCTGTGGACATTACGCCCATCAAGAGATAGCGAAAGAGTACTACTACCACTTTTGTTATAGGTGTGATAATAATTTGAGCGACTAACTGTCATCTCCCAGTTGACAGTTGACGTATTAGCAGCGATATTCTGCGCACCTTGATCAATGTAAACATTTAAAAATAAGCTACCACTTGAATTGCTGTATTTTGCCATTTTACCTCCTTTTATCCAACATAACGGATAACATTCACATCTTTGTTAAGATGGTATTGCTCTGTTCTAAAACGCCCAATTTGAACTGACGCGGTGAAAATCCCGTTATCAATATTGATAACTCCTTGTGAAATATACATAACTTCCTTACCGGCGGAAAACATGGATATTCTATCACTTGATACTTTGATAGTAGAGCTTGCATCATTTTTACCAATAATCAAGCCCTCGTTTGTGCTTTTCATGTAAGTGTCAATGAATGTTTTTAGCTCTGCTAGTCCTCCAAATTGAGTTGTCAACAAATCAATTCTTCTACCTGCTTCAATCAAATCTTTTTCAGATTGGGCTGCATCTTTAGCGTTCTTTTCAACAAAGGCATTATATGCTTTTTCTAGTTCACCAAAGGCCTCCATCGATGCTTTCGCTTTCATTTCAGCCTCTAAAATCTGTGATTTCTCGTTAAGGGCATTTAACTGCTCTTGAGTCAGTCCTTGGTCTGCTTTAGAGTCTATATCAGCTTGCATATCTTCGGGAGCTTCTGAAAAGTCTGTAGAGACTGTTCCTGCCTCTACTTTTGGAAAAGCAATCCAAACAGTAGCAGCGGTAAATATGTGTAAAATCAGCTCATTAGTTGCATTTGAGTTTTCTTTTTTCGTCAACTCAATGTCATAAAATTTCCAATCGGTAGTCAACGAGACACCCTCAACGGTGTTCCGATATCCTGCCCTAGCTTGAAAATTTGTATTATTGACAGTAGATTTTGCCCAAAAACTAAACCGAACAGGTTTATTTTTCATCTCGTCAACGGTGCCCAAACGTGTATCCCCACCGGTTCTAAACGTAACTTTTTGATTAGTCGCTTTGCCACTATAAGTAGATACAATTTTCAAAGTATTAGCTCCTCTGAATTTGCTATTAGTATCTATGCTCAAAGTGAGCTGTCCTTGCGTTTGCTCCTGACTATCATCTAAAAAGTAAGTTGAGTATCGTTCTCTTAGACTACGTTTGAATAGTGAATTAAGAAAGAGGTTCCTTCCGCCAATCTCAACTCTAGCCCAACGGTCACCCCACTTATACTTAGTTTTATCTGAGCTATCAGGTTTTTCATAATCTGAATAATAGCCAAAATAACGCTGTCCGTTATCTGTCATTGTCAAACCTGATCCATCTGCATTTTCAGAATACGCAAAGTGAACATAAGGCGTTCTTCCATCAGCACCTGCTTTACCTGGTAGTCCATCAGCACCATCACGACCACGCCATTCTGTCCATAAATATTTCGTGGGATTGTTGCTATTGGTTTCAGTAAAATCTTGATAAACGCCTATAAACGCCTTGCCCTGTCCTGAAAAACTAAATCCCCCACCAGTTGCATTGTCAGCATAAGCAATATGTGTATACTGAGTACGGCCATCTGAACCTCTCTCACCAGGCAAGCCACGGTCACCTTTTACTCCAGGCAAACCACGTTCTCCCTGTATGCCTTGCTCACCTCTCGCACCAGCATCACCCTTATCTCCCTTTTCTCCTTTTCGTCCATCGAGAACATTTGCGAAAGATATCTCATCAACAGCAACTTGATTATTATCAATGTAAGCAGCAACAGTTAGCGTAGCTGTATCTCTTACGCTTGAACCTCTGACGACATAGCTCATACCTGTTGATACGTTACCATCAAGTGCCCAACGCCATGTGACACCAGCCACAACAGGCTTACCACCTTTATACAAAGTAGCAGTTACTGTACTTTCGCCAGCCCCATTCTTGAAGATGACCCCTTTATCAGTTGCTAACTTGATAATGTATGGTTTTGACGCCTCAAAAAGGCGCTCGAAAGCTGCTTGAATGCCATCCGATAACTTGTTTTCAAGTGCCTTGAAATTAGAAAACGTAGTTTTATTGCTCGCTGGGTTCGTAAAGCTAATTTTCTGCTCAGAGACCCGTGCTTGAACCATAAGAGCTGGATTAAAACCATTGTCATAAATCTTGATTGTGTCACCAATCTCAACGTCAATAAAGCCATCTATTTCATATGTCACCGCAGGATAACAATGCTTTTTCAACTCATTGTAAGCCAATCTGCGCAATTCTTTTGGGTTGTCTGTCTCGTAAGAGAAATCCTTTCGTATCCATTGATCATCAAATGTGCTTGGGCTAAAAACAGATGGATACATTTGCATTGAGATAGGGGCGTATAGAGATTCATTACGTTGATAAAATTCAAGGATTCCATCTTTCGTTACAGACCAAGGATCTAACCCTCCAAGTGTTACCACCTCTTCTACTTCTTCGCCCTTTTCATTTTTAACACGCCTTTTACCTGTTGGTCTAATCGCATTAAAAACACCTGTCTTATCAACTTTTCTAGTGATAGAAGTTAGATTTTTGCCATAAGTTAGATGTATGTCATTTCTGACACGACCAACGCCTTGGTGATTCTCGTCGTTCTCTTGATACACATTAACTCTGAATGATTTGATAGAACTATCGGCATTTAATTGTGTCTCAAACTCAATTTCTGCATCGAATTTGTTAGCCAAACTAAGCAAACGAGCAAGATTAGTATCTTGTCCTTCCCATTCTAGAGTTCGTCTCCTATCCGAAATCTCGTTAATTCCAATGGAAAGATTACTGAAACCAAGTAGCCCCATTTCTTGGCAATACTCAATAAATGACATTGCTCTTTCTGCTTTGTACGGATTGGCATGCTCATTAATCAAATCAAGATTGAGGTTTTCACAATAACACTTGATTGTCTGCTCATTCTCCTCAACAGTCATCACATTGAATAGGTAGGTGCGCCCATGGTATCGAAACGAAACCCAAGCACGCTCATTCAGATATTGATAAGCCTTAGATAACGCAGTATCCGATTTAATGGCTTTTTTAAATACAGTGAACTCAAATGTTGAGGATCCTGTCGGTAAATCCCTTGCCCAAGTATCGTCGTAATAATTAAGCGTATTTTGCTTGTCGTTATCAACAAAAGCAACTTTTTGCAAACTTGCATCATGAATTGTTAATAGCATTATAGCCACCTTTCTTCAAATTCAATTGTCACTGTCGGATGTTTTTTGATAAAACTAGAGAAGTACAGCTCTAATTTTGAATTACCTGGAGGGATGGAGAGCCATTGAGAACCATCTACAACCTCGCTTGCTTTTGCAATATCATCAATATAGACTGTATCGTCTTCGCTGTTGATAACAACATTTGAACCAGTTGTAAACCGGTTAGGAATATCTCTTGTCTGCGTAACAAAGTCTTTGCGATAATAAAAACCATCAAGATACATATGAGAGACCATTGGATGATCTCGATATGCCCCTATTGTCACATGGATTCTAGCGGATTTTTTCCCTTTAATCTCCGGAATAATGAAAGTCGAGTAAGAACCACCATAAAAAACTTGGATTTTGTCATCATTGCGTTTTAAGTCAGACCATCCTTTGGCCACGCTAAAAGGGTTTCGGTCATCAGTTGTTGTACCATCAAATCTCCAACGTCCCAAGATACGATAACCACCGTTCCCATCGCTTACAAAAAAGTTGTATTCACAATCAGAACTAAGATTTCGTTTGAAAGTTTCTACTCCATATAAAAATTTTCCTGCTGTATCAGATACGGTAATTTTGATGAATCCATATTGGTTGTTTGCCTCTGCCCAAAAAACTTGTCTCCACCACAAATAGTCATCCAATGAGCCTGTTGTTTTGGCACTATTGGCTGGAATATCCCACGACAAGCTAGTTGCATAGTTGTGTAATTTGGTTTCTCCTCGCAAATCTTTCAATCGAATATGTGAGCGATTCCAGAGATTCAACATCTCAGCTGTTCCGACTACATACTCTGTATTATCGTTTGTAACAGCTTGATTTTTTAACGCTTGAATAAAACCATTTGAGATCTCATTATCTCGATAGTTAAGCAGCATTTCTGATTTTTGGGATGGCTCAGTAAAAGCATCTTCGCTATTTCCAATTTCAAAAGAACCCGTGTTATTCGCTATACCGATATAACCGTTATCCCCATTATGCTTAACTTTAACAATTGGATTAGCTGGTACAGTTCCAGCGTTGGCCAAATCAAATACCATTTTATTTCCTGTTACAGTAGCGTTAGCTATGCTATCAAACTTTTTGTAAGCTGTACTATGAGCCACCCCGTCTGGAATAACAAGCTTAAACTCCGAGCGTTGAAACCATCTTGTCAAATTTTCTGGAGTAATCTCATCTACTGGCAACCCCATATAGTATTTGTCTGGCTCATCGCCATAAACAACTTTTACAGGCTCTAGCACGTTCAAAACGCCAGCCAATTCATGTTTGAGGCGCTCAAGAGCCGTCCCATCACGCTCAATCATGTCAAACTTGATAGTGTGTTCCTTTTCCCCACGTTTCACTTGTTGGATGTTTACGCCTAATGAGGGAGCATTATCAAATGTAACGCTCCTCTTATTTCCAATAGGGCGAATAATATCCTTGATTTTGATAAAGCGTGACATATCAACGCCATTAAAAACCATCGTTTTCGTCATTCAAGAATACCTCTCATTCTATTTTCCCGTCTGAGTTGCTCTGACTGATATTTAGCGAATTTATCGCCTGTTTTAGCGACTAAAGTACCATCATCAAAGTACATAGCTGCTGGGCGTTTGACCGCTGTTTCTGCTACATCTAGGGCTTTCTCTAGCAATTCGCTAGATTTATCCATAGTAACCTTGATTTTCTCAGCTATTGTCTGCTTACTACTTTGCTTAACAGTCACTTGAGCACCTAATTTTTTGTTTAAACCAAGTGCAATTTCTGGTCTAGCATCAATCATCATGCTTTCTTTCAATCGCAACATGGATTTTTTAACTATGCCGGCATCCGCATCAATACCAACAGCAATCCCTTGAGGGATAAATCGTCCAACTTCATCACGCATGACTCTTGATGGTGAGTGAATGTCTAGAGCACTCTTGATAGTCGCTTTTACCCTTTCAGCAATTGAGTTTGCTGTTGATAGTACAGATCCAGCACCATTACTAAGTCCAGCATTAAGACCTGCCATAGCCATTTCACCAATAGAGACGAACTGATAATGGATTCCATTAAATGGAGCACCAATTTGACCAGCTAAAACAGTTACAGCATTTATAGGGCTATTTGCGCCGTTATCAATACCCTCAGCTAAACCATCAGTGATAAATCCACCATATTCGTTAAATACCCGAGATGGCGAATGGATGTCCATTTCGCTTGTAAAAGCCTCTTTTGTTTCGGTAGCCATGTTTTTAGAAGCTTCACTTGCAAATTTAGCCCCAGCAGCAATACCTGCTCCAACACCTTCAGGTATATTTTCCCCTTTACCTGGAAAGTCAGCAGCCTCAATTTCCTCTTGCAGACTTGAAACTTGACTTTGTATGATACCCTTAATCTGATCTGTGATACCTAGCGCACCTGTGTCCATCCCAGCTGTCAAACCTTTCATTGCTGATTCACCACCTTTAGAGAATACCTCGTTTAAGCTTGCTAGTTTCTCGTCTGAGGCATTTACCAACTCTTGGACATACAAGCTACCCTCTGGCCCCATTGCTTTCAATTTGGCCAAAATACCCTCATTTACTCCACGCTCTGCCAAAGTATTTAGGTTAGTAGCCCAATTATCAACCGCCTCTTGGTTTTTTTGGAGGTTAGCAATCATTTCATCAACGCTAATCGCTGACTTGAATTTGATTTGATCAAACATATTCGTAGTTGTCTCAAGTAATTCATTGTATTTAGTACGCATGTCATCAATAGCCTTTTGTTGAGCCTTTGACATACTTTCGTATGCTACAACTTGTCTATTTGACCCACTTTCAGCAGCAGCAGCCATAGCTTCAGATGCCGCCTGTTGAACTTGAGATGTTTTTTCGTACTCAGTTTGCAATTCTGTCTGAGTATTTTTCAGCTCAGTTTCCTTGTCATTGAGTTCTTGCAATTTCTCTTTACGAACACTATCGCTAACGTTAGACTCTTCATTCCATTTATTCCGTTGTTCTGCAATCTGCTTCAGTTGCTCGCCAATTTCAGCACGCTTTTGTTCAATATCAAGCAAGTTTTTTTGAGATGCCTCCCATGTTGATTCTGCCTCCATCGCTGAGATTCTAGCTTTGATTTGATCACTGTTGTGAGACAAAGAATCAGAGTTCTTATCATAGGCCAGATTTAAACCGCTAACTGAGGCATTTAAAGCATCAATCTTTTTCTTGAGGTTTTTCTTGTCTGCTGCAGTTTTATTTGTTTTTTGAGAAAGTTGAACAATTTCGTCAGCCAGTTTTTGGTAAGATTCTGTATTACCTTTTACAGATTCAAGATTTTTCTGGCGCTCTTTTGCGCTTTGTTTAACAGAATCTGTTAATTGATCCGTACTCTTGACTAACTCCTCTTGTTCTGATTTGAGGCGTTTTGTTTCTTCACTTTCAGCAGTCAGCCATTGCCACAACCCTACCAATGCACCAACGGCAAGACCTATACCAGCAACAACCCAACCAATCGGACCAGTTAAAGCTGTCAGCGCTGCTTTAAATGCTGTTGTTGCAGCAGTCGCAGCAATAGTTGTAGCAGTTTGCAAACTAATAGCACCAGTCAACACGCCATAAAGTACAGTAGATGCTGTCAAAGCCCCGTTATTGGCTAAGTTAGCGACCATTTGAGCTTTTGTAACTGTTCCACAAGTTGCTTGTGCAGCAGTCATTAAATTAATAATCTGTATTGCTCCTGTGGCCGTTGTTTTGAATGTTTGCCAGGCATTAATCAAGTTTTTTGTTGCTGTTATAGCTTCATTAGCGGCACGCATAGCCACCAAAGCAGAAACCAAACTAATAATAACTGGTGTCAAAGATGAAATTACAGAAATTCCAGTACCCAAAACACTAAATAACGTCTGAAAAACAGGCGTACTAGCCTTAATAACATTGACAATCACACCAAAAGCAGCATTGATGATCACTTTCAATGCATCGAAGTTCTCAGCAATTGTTTTTCCTGTTGCTGCCTTTGTTAAATCGTCAAGAGCCTTGATTGTATTTGCGACACCTTTTACAATTGCATTTTTTAAGTTGCCAAAAGAGGTCTGAATCCCTTTACTATTAGATTTTGCAAGTTCAGCGAAACCACCAACACCACCATTTAACTCAATCAATTTTGAGGCGAATTGGTCAAACGTAAGTTGTCCCTGTTTTAATGCAGAATAGAAGTCATTCTGAGCAGATTGTCCAGCGAAACCGAATGATTCAGCAGTCTTTTGCAAAGCGTAAGGCATGGTTTCTTGTAACGTTTTCCACGATTGCATATCAACCTTGCCAGCTGATAACATCTGACTGAACTGTTGTAAACCACGACTTGCATCAGCGCTAGAAGATCCTGAGGCAAGAAAGGCATTGTTTAGAGCAAGTGTTAGATCTGTTGATTTGTTGATATCTCCAGTAATAGATGTCAAACGTTGAGCTGTACCAACTACTTCATTCAAAGTCGTAGGCAAACCCTCGATACCTGCTGCAAGTTGCTTCGTTGAGCGCGTGACATCCTCTGTACTATGTCCCATCGCTTGCATTACTCTTGGATAACTTTCAAGGGTATCAAAACGCTGAATAGCACTTCCTAAAGCCTCTCCCAAAAGTTCAGCACCTTTAGCGGCAAGTTGGAAAACTGCACTACCTACCGCAAATTTCTTTAGGGAGCTACTCCCTTTGTCACCTTTCTGTGCTGTCTTGTCTAACTCATCATTTAGAACCTTGACTTTATTGCCATCAACGTCTACAATGATGGTAACTTTTCCATCAGCCATTATCTTCTCCCTCCTTTCCTAAACTATATTTAGCTTGTAATTTGCGCATTTTGTTCTTATCCCCACCATATTCTGGTTTCCAGGCTCGGATTTCTATAATCTGTTGCATGATTGTGTTGTCTGGTAAAGCGTTCAAAAGCGCCTTAAATTCTGTCCATGTCAACTTATTTTGAACTTTTAAAAGATTGATGCCATAGGCTTGCAAAAAACTAGCGTAAATGTATTCTGCATCTTGTTCAAAATCAATCAATTTTTCTTGTTCTTCTTCATTTTTTGCTGTTGGCATGGGATTGCCTAGCAAATCATACTGAACAGTTTCTTTTTCGATTTCTAAAAAATGTTCTTTTATGTAAATCCAACAGTCTACAACCTCTTTGATGTCATATAATTCTTGGCCAGTTAGCAAATGGACAATCAACTGAGCTTGTTCTAGGAGTGTCATTTCCTCCTCTTTCAAGATTTCAAAAACATCAAGAACCTTATTAAAAGACAAGTCTATGTCATACTCCTTATCATCAATAGAGAAACTTGTGATTAAAGCATCATTTAATTTCATAGACATATTTTTACCTAGCTATTTCTTTTTATTCTTTTTGTGTTTCTTGTTATTCTTGATTGGAGTGACTTTCCCTTTGTTTAAGTAGTGACTAGCACGCTCTTTCACTACCGTTTTGTGTTGTTCAGCAACCTCTTCCAACTTGTCATGCAACATGATTGCAGTTTGTTCTAGAGCGTTATTTAGGGCGTTATAATCCGAATAAACAGAATACAACTTGTCAAATGTACCATCGCCAAAAATAAGGTCATATTGAATCTCAAGCTGTTTCTTCTCGAGTTCAATAGCCCCAGCAACTACTTCTTTGGTTACTCCATCACGCTCAATTTTGTTGTTGATATTTGCAGTTACCACATCCAATTCATACTGGACAAGGCGACGTTGTAATTCTTCTTCCATGTCATAAAAGCGCATTAAACTCTCTTGACTTGTATCAAACCATAGCTCTACTTCTCCGATTTTTACTGGAAATCCTGTACGTTTTAGTTCAATCTGAATATCTGTCATGTTTCTACTCCTTTTTGTTAAAAAAAGGGCAAGGCTCAATGCCCGCCCTTATCAAAAGCTATTAGCTAATGCCAGTTTCTTTTGGCGTTGAGTTATAAGAAAGCTTACATCCAAACGCCTCATAGTCAGAAGCAGCGCCGGAACCAGCCTTGATTTCTGTTGCAGTTGCGGCTCCCACCCATTGTTTTTTCTTGTCAGACGATACAACTTTATGCCATAGCTTACGGTCATCCCCTGTTTTGTACTTCATGCTAGCAATAAGAGCCTGTGCCTTATCTTCTGGATCATAAGTTCCCTCAAAGGTATAAGCACCTTTTACGCTGACTACCGTTGTTTCTTCAACTCCATCACCGTCATAGTATGCTTGGTCATCTGTTTTCTCGTCTGTATCATCTGATACGTCTGAGATCCATTTAGCAAGTTCCAACCATGCATCTTCTGTTGATGGTTCGACTCCTCCATTATATGGAGCTACATAATGGCCACGTAGGGCGTTTTTTTGTCTTGTCATTGTTTGTTCCTCTCTATTACGATTTTCGCCACAATTTCAATTGTGTAATAATAATAGCCTTGCTCATCCTTACCTTTCATAGCAGGTCGGCTGACTTCCATTCCCATATATTCATAAGAATTATTGTCACTTGGCAAAACTAAGTCTATCTTTGATAGCTCCGAGGTGACTAACCAGATCGTGTCATTGGCTATTGAGTTCTTTTTTGCCTTTACAGCAATTTCAAACGGCAAAGAAATCTCTTGTGTGCCATCCATATACTCCCTGTCTACTTTTCCACCTGGTATCTGATTGATAACCAGGTCATCTTTGTCATCCTCAAAATAATCAAAGCGTGGTTGAATTGGTAAATTTAAAGTCTTGATATGCTTTAAAAGTACATTTTGAAAGTCATTCTCTCGCATCAAAGTCCCATTCCTTTCACAAAAGTTCTAGCCCATTCTTCAGCATGTTTACTAGTAGCAACTTGATCCCATCGTTTTCCTGTACCTGGAGTTGTATATCTCCTAAAGGTGACAATACCGTTTGAACCGTAAAATTGCGCTCTAGCGTAAACTGTGCCATAAACAACAGCATCACCCTGTCCAACGATTCGGCCAGAAGCTCTTAAATCTCCTCCTCGCAAGGGGATATATTGCTCATTGTCTAGCAAGATTTGGCTAGCCACCGCAACCTTTCCTCTTGTCATGGATTCTCTTGAAAGTTTATGTTTAGCTTTCTGCAAGTCAACTTTAATGGCAATACTCATTAGATCACCTCAATTTCTTGACTAAATACCTCACCATCATAGTAGTTAGTTTGGTAGCCGTTAATTGTGTAATCTCTTATCCCATCATTTACTTTTGCACCCATCCAATCATCATTGACTGTCACAAAAGATAGCGAGGGATAGAGGTATATAACCCCTTGTTTTTGCCTTGATTTTGAATTTCCCGTGCCAGATTTTGAGTTACGATTACCAGATGCCCCCACCGATCTATCAAAACGTACATTTTTAATAATCAATGGCTCCGAATACACTTCATCTCCATAATCATTTTTGCCAGTTACTTTCTTTATGGTTATGACATCCTTTAACAAACGCTTATCAATCCCTTTTAATAGTCGCTTATCGATCATATACAACTCCAACAACTAGGCTAAAGCCAGCTTGTCTCAAAACATTTTCAGCATCCATAGACAAATTAAATTGCTGACCTGCTGATGTGCTTTGTGAGGTGCTATAAGAGATTGATGTACGGCCAATAGAGACGCTATTGGCTAGTTGTTTATCATCTGCTGACATAATGCCAGAGGCATCGAGATAGGCGATTTGGAAAGCCATAGCAAGCTTAACTGCATCTTTTCGATACTTAATCTCTTTTTCAAAATCAATACCTTTTTGATAAAAGCCGTTAGTGTATAGGTCAATCGCTATCTTTGCCCTGTTTGCTAATTTTTCAAAGTCTGTAACTTCATCAAAACCTAGCTTAGTAAATTCATCCTGAGTTAAATAAGTCATGCGTAACCTCCCTTAAAAATAAAGGGTGTTGCCACCCCTTATTTATTCAGCTTGCTCAAATTGTGTGGGCACATCTTCTACAAGCTCTAAAACTGCATCGACATCCGGAAATGTTTGCTTGAGGTCTTTATTGACTTGATCGGCATAATTCGGTTCAAGCTCAACAAATTCTCCCTCTGTCACATAAATACCAGGTGTCTTTAAAATTAGGTTCTTAATTGCTTTATACTTAGCCATTATTCTTTACCTTTATCCTTAGTTTCCTTTGGTGTTTCAAGCTCGCCACCATCTTCCACCAATTCCTCAAAGCCATCTGCCATAAGTTGCACCTCAAGCTCACTACCCTCTTGCACGGTATAAACTTGATTTTCTTTGATGTATTTCTTCATCTGCTACCTCCTATGCTGATTTATGTGAAACGTAAACCCCATCTTCTTGAGATTTCAAGACAAACAAATCGTGATACAAACGATTTTGGTATAGGTAACCATCACCCTCTGTGTGTTGCCCAGGAGCAAAGAGATAGATAGAGTTAAATTTAGCTTTGGCAATGATAGCTGTCTTAGCCACGATCAAGAAATTGATATCTTTACCGCCACCAGCTTTCACAAATCCAGTTGTGAAATCAAACTGAGTTTTGAAACGCGCATCATCCCAAACCTCGATAAGTTGCACTCCATCTAGCGATGTTACACGTGTGTCAATTCCTTGAGGTGATGTAGTAGCAATTGCGCGTGTAAAGTCTTTAGCACGCTCTAGGGCATCCATTACCTCGCTAGATACATACATGACAAGGTTTGATGCTCCATATTTACGCATTGGCAAAATAGCAGCTTTCAAAATTCCATAGACATTCTCTGGCGTAATGCTATCCTCTTGCTTGAAATGATGACCATTGATTGCAGCTGTTGCAATTTTAGAAAAGCGGTAAGCATCAACTTCTGGTGTTGCATGTTCTGAAATGAATGTATTTGAGATGTTAGCAACTGAAAGCTCCTGGTTTGTTTCGTCAACATCTGCTGTATCAACGAAAAACTCAACATCTCGGTCAAATCCAAGAGTATAAACGTTTTTATCGTTTGATACTGTACCTGAGTTGTAACCCTTAGAGCGTGTATGTGCCTTATATCCTGTTACAGAGATTGTTGGCAATTCAAATGATTTTGCGCCGAGCCAATTTACTTTTGGCGTTTCAAGAATGGCAGTCAATGAGCCTTGCATAAGACGTTTTTCAAACTGCCCCTCATGTTTTGTGATGTAATTGATTGACATCTACTATTCCTCCTTTTATTCTGTTAGCCCTAATGCCTGTGCAAAGGCATCTGGTGCTGGGTCTGTTGCTGTTGGATTTCCAAACGCAACGATATTTGGGTTAGGCTTACCATCTTCTTCTGCTTTAAAAAGATATGGGTCACTTTCCTTTAGACCATTGAGGATGTCATCTAGTTTAGGTTTGCCACTGTCATCTAGTTCAATGGCATCAACATCAATAAACTTCATCAAGGTTGATGGATTGTGTGCGGTGGTATCTTTCAAAGCAAGGTTGATAGCATTCACCTTATTTGTTTTTGCCAGTTCATCCGCAGCCTCTTGTTTATACTTGTCATAATCTGCTTGCAATTTATCAATCGCCTCTTTTTGTTCAGCGCTGATACTTTCAAGCGATTTCAAGTGTTCAACTTGCTTCTCTGCTTTTTGCAACTGGTTTTTGAGACTATCTCGCTCTTGTGTGATAGTTTCCAAGGCTGATTTGTCCTCGTTGAGCTCTTTTCCTCGCAAGACAAAGACTGATTTAGCCTGTTCCTCTGTCAATCCAAGTTTGAGTAGTTCCTCTGTTGTAAATGCCATTTGTACCTCCTTAGTTCTTTTTAGGTGGACAACTCCCACCGAAAAGCAAAATATTATTTACTATTTCAGTTTACTTTGGATGGAATGGGATTTTTTACGGTTTTAGGCACAAAAAAAGAGGGTTGTTTAGTAACCCTCTTGATAATTAGATATATGCTCTTTCTCTACTGTAATCACGGCTTAAAAATTCGTGTTGTTCTACAAGAGCTCTTATTTTCCCTTGATAAGCTCTAACTTTTAGCCTCTCAGCTTGTATCAGATCATCATCACCCAATGTACTAGCATAGTGCAATCTTTCTTTATGATGCTTGATATTGCGCTCTAAGGCTCTTTGTTTAGCCTCGATGCGTGCATTTTCTTCTGCCTGTTCTGGCGTGAGGTCATTCATATAGTCTGGCAAGTCTGGTATTTCATTTACTCCTACGATAAAAGGCGTGAGATAATGACCGCAATGGACACCTAGACATCCCCCAGCAGTACCAAAACCATAATCTAGCAAACTATGAATAGTAAGGCCGTTTATTGTTCTGCCTTGACCTTTAGTGACAATCTTACCTTGCAATGGAGCGCATGCAGCTCTAGCAGACGACTTGATAGAGTAGTAAAAAGTATCTATCCCTAATTCCTCTGCAGGTCTTGTACGCATATCATTGTAAACCCTGTAAGTTGTCGTTTTAATAATTGCTCTGGCATAGCTATCTGCTCGCCACTCCCTCCCTGCACTATCAGTAAAGCCAGTAAACCCCTTTTTTTGCCAGCTCATGATAGTATCATTTAACGCCCTATCACTTGTTTTAGTCCCTGATACCACTTGTGCTACTGTCTGCTCTACAACCGACTTGAAAACAGTCTGTATGCTTGCTGGTAATGTTGAATTGATAAGATTAAGGTCACTTATAGCTTGTTGAGTATATGACTCAAGAGCATCAATTACACCATTTCTAACCTTGCCACTAGATTCTCTTTTTAAATCTTCCTCTAGTTGCTCCTTTGTGTCCTTATAGACCTTTAATCCCTCATTAGCAATGACTTCTCTCAAAAGACTTTCAGCAATTCCTGTACGCTCAACAATAATCTTTAAGTTCTCCTCATTCAGCATGTACATATCATTGAGCTTTTCCAGTTGCCATATATACGGATTTTTTGCTAGGTCAGCATTGCCACGCTCTTTAAGTCGTTTTATCATGCTATCAAACAACTCAATTTGCATTTTAGAGTAAATATCACTCACGCCCTGCATGTGCAAAGAAAATCGCTGATCATTTAGAGTTGGCATTTTGCGTTTATCAGTCATTTTCAACTCCTTATGTATCGTTTATTGTAATTTATAGCAGTTTATAGCTACTCATCCCCTACTATCTTTTCTGTTTTTCCGTACAAAGCAAGCTCTGCATCGCTCTCTGGTGGCAACTCTCCATTGATTTCAGCAAGTTCTTTCTCTGCCTCTTCATTTGTGATGTTGAGCACTTTGGCAATACCTCTTTTCTGTGTTGCAAAGCCAGCTGCTACCATCTTCATCCAGTAATCAAGCTCTGCATGTCGGTCAGTAAATACACCATCATCCAAATTAACTGAAATATCATCAAGTTCTGGAATTTCTCCACTGTAAATCCCTACTGCTTTACCAAGTTCACACATTGAAACACAAAGCTCTTTGATAGCTTGTTCAACAAGTGCAACAATGCTATTTCGCATCTGATATGTGTCTGAGTTTTCACTTACAATCTCCGTTGCTGTCTTGACTCCTTGCCCATCAAAGGTAAACATGCCACTAGATACACCTATTTGCATTTCAAATAGTTTAAGCCCCTCTGAAATAGCTGAAATATAATCGGATGAGCGGATAGGAGTTGTAAGATCAATAATACTCCCACTATCCATGTTTCCTGCTCCTACTTGCATGTAAACATTTTGGTCAGTATCAAAGCGACGTTTAAATTTGATTTCACCGTGGATATCTTGTACTTTGAGTTGCGTTATTTGCTCAGGCACAATCACGCGCCTTTGACCCATCTTAATTTCCCACATAAATTCATCGTACGTACGATTGATAAAATCAATAGTGGTCTTGGCGTTATCAAAGATAGATAAACCAAGAGGACTGTTGATGTCCTTGTTGTTCATCCCTGGTGTCTTGAGATAAACAAACAATGGGCGTGACAATCCTTGTATTGTTGTTACTGGTTGCAAGTCAGGATATAGCTCACTCAAATTTACACGATCACCCAGCGTGCTATCTGATGTTGATTTGTAAAGTTCGTTAGTGATACGATATAGGCTTTTATCTTTTGTGCTCCCTACCTCTTGGCCATCTTGAGTTACCCACTCATGAAACTCAACTAATGTGTAATATACATTCTTTTTGTTCTCTGACTTAATTGTCTTTGTGAGGATTGCAGCGCTCGGTACATCCTGTGTATTGCTCTGCAATGGCAAAAAAACCGGTGCTTGAATAAATGCCACACGGATCTTGTCACCATCAACGTAAGGCCGCATAGCAAGCCCACCCAAAGCCAGACAACTCTCTAAATACCGCTCAAAGTTTTTGTTAAAGCGATCATTGCCTAGCATATTGTTAAGAAAATTATTTAGTGTCTCATCCTCTGCTGTAATTTCCGCTTGCTCGTTGTAAACAAGGCTGGCAATCTTTTTAGCTGCAGTTCGTGCAATCGGTAAGTGTTGCATCTTTCTACGCTTTCTGTCGCCATCTGTGTTGATGTACTCCACATCATCAAATTTAGATTGATAGTAAGCTAGATTGAGCTGTATCCTGTTAAATTCGGATTGTGTTACAGCTACCTTTGGGTGCTCCAAGATACTGTTTAGGTTTGATGTTTCCATGTTATACCTCCCACGGTTGAAAAAGTCTTTTACTTTTTGAATTAAGTTCATTGTTGCCCTCCTTATGAATTACCAACACGCAAACCAAGTATCTTAGCATTGTCTAATATAAAATACTGGGCAACATCGCATGTATGGTCATTATCTTTGATGACATTTGGGCTATCAGACTGTAGTGTCTTTTCATCCCATCTGTACATCTTATGTTCTTCAATAAATATTTTGTTATTCTCTGTATCAAGATAATAAAAGCGACCTTGTGCTAATAGTGATTGGAATGTATCAATCATTGTCACTTTCTTCAATTTAGCCACCGGATGCCATCTAATACTAAAATCAAGATACATCTGGTTTCTCAATGCTCCCTCTGCGCTATCTATTGTGTACTGCAAGATTGGCACTTTATACTTGCTGACAACCGATTGTATAAAGCCGTTGATGTCCTGTGATAGTTGGCTAGGTGCTTTTTTTATCACTTGGCCAGCTGGTGAGTAATACCAGGTATCTAGTAAGATAACCTTACCTTTAGCCGTGATACCAAAGGCACAACATGCGGTAGCTGACTGTTGATGCCCACCATCCAGTGCAAAAGATATACCTATCAACCTATCATCACTAGGCAAAGCATCTAACGGGTGAAATGTACTCATGTTATAGATATTATTCCCTAAACCAACTGACTCACCTAGATAGACATACCTGTAATAATCATAGTCATTCTTTTTTATACGCTCGATATCAGCCAACATCTGATCGTTTACAAATCCTAACTCATCATCAAGATAAGTGCTAGAATGGCATAAGTAATTATCTTGCGTATTCATTTCCTCATACCACTCATTTATCCAACTGTACGGATTGATAGGAGGGTTATATGACCAAAATATTTTAACGAATTGAGCGTGTAGGTGCTTCTGCCTCATAAATGTAATGTTAGTCTGGTCAAATTCTTCTGCGCTTGAAAATTCAGCAGCCTCTTCATACCAAACGGCAATAATATTCCCAATGTTGTTGGATTTTAACTTTTGGTAGTCATCAAGGCCGTAAAAATAAAATGTTGAGCCTGTCTTTTTATGACTTATCTTAAATGGGCTGACTGTCATCTTAAAGCGACTAGTTAGACCAAACAACGATAACCCCCATTGAATTTGGTTATATACGCTATCACGGATTGTATTAGCTACTTTACGGATAATGACAATATTGGCAGTTTCACCCCTTATGATGTACCAAGTCATCATGACAATCAGTTTTAAGGTAATAACTGATGATTTGAATGAGTTTCGCCCACCTTTCAAAATGTTGTAAGGTTTCTTGGATTTCCAAACACTCTTGAAATGAGGATTGACATTTTTTTGAATATCAATTATCTTCATCGTCACCCTCCCAACTATCAATAATTGTGATGGTGTCATCTTCCATTTGTGTATCTATCAACTGTGATTTTAATTTCTCAATCTCAAGCTCTAGTTTTTCAGATTGTTTAGCTGTTGGATATCGTTTCAAGATTTCAGTAATGGCTTTAATAACTGTTGCATTATCTGCTTTCTTAATATGTCTTTCTACTTTTCCTGTTGTTGGATTAAGTATCAAAACCTCCTCATCTCGTTTACCTCTAGCGATTTCAGAAAGGATATAGAGCGCCTCTGTCGCATCCATGATATTTGACTTGTGCAGCTCTTGCATCTGCTTGTTTATGTACTCTTTTATCCCAACATTTCCCAACAGTTCAGTAATACGATTATTGGCATAACTCTCACTATAACCAGCCTTAATTGCTGATTGATAGCCGTTTCCTGTCTTTATGTACTCATCTGCAAAGCGCCTCTGTCTTTCATTCATTCGCTACCTCCTTTCCAACAAAAAATCACAAGTATTGCTACTCATGATTCCATTTTATATGCTAAAAGAGGGGATGTTTTACTGTTATTTTTGATTTAAGGCGCAAAAAAAGCCCCAATTAAGGGGCTAAGATGTAACGTAGTAGCCCGGATTCGAAC